TTTGTACTTTTATGTTTAAACACAGCAGTTCCATATACAGAATGAAACAAACCAGCATCTTGAAGATATTGTGGTGCATCCCATTCTTTTAATATATCATGCACACCTATAAGATGGTCAATCAAAGTTTTACCAGAATGAGATTTATCATTTGCATTTATGTTTTCAAGAAAATTAATCTTTGATTCATAACTCATTTGAATTTTACCTGACCCATTATTTCTGTCATACAAGCAAGTAGATTTATTTCTTGGTCAGAAACAAATGCGGCTTTGTATTGATATTCAGCAAGTATAACAACAGCATGGGGAATAGAAGAACCATCCAGATTATCATAAAGGGAATCGTAAATACGGCGAAAAATACGAACTGCATCATTATCAAGATTGTGGACAATCCATTTACGAACATTGGTAAACTCTTTGTCTTTAAGTGATTGCATAAGCTCATTAATATTACTTTCTGATAAATTTACAAGAACACCAGCATCTATCTTACCAGACACAGAATATCTTTGTAGTTCATTAAGAACTCGCCTCCAATCTGGAAAGAACTTATTCATAAGTTCTGCAACAGCTTTAGGTTCAAATTCTATGTTCTCACTATTTAGAATATCTCCAACCCTTGCAAAAAATCTAGATGCAAGTTTAGGTTTCTGACTATTAGGAATAATAAAATCTACGACAGAACATCTAGAATGAAGTGGTGGTATCAATCTGTTCTTATAATTACAAGTAAGAATAAATCCACAGTTCTTATGAAATTCTTCCATGAACCCACGAAGTGCTGGTTGAGTTGATTGAGGATTTAGATAATCTGCCTCATCTATGATGAGATACTTTCTACCACCCTCAAGTGAAACAGTAGATGCAAAGTTTTTGATTTTAGTTCTAAGTACATCAATACCAGATTCTTCAGAACCATTTATCATCATATAAGTTGCACCGATTTCATCTAACATTGCCTTTGCAACTGTAGTTTTACCTACACCAGGCCCACCAGATAAAATCATGTTTGGTATATGTTTATCTTGCACAAATAAACCGAAAGTCTTTTTCAGTTCATCTGGCAAAATACAATCATTAATTCTAGTTGGTCGATATTTCTCGACCCACAAAAAAGTTTCCATAATATAATCCTTTCAACTTAAACTTTGTAAGTTGATTCAGGCTCAAGTGCAATCCAATATTCAATATCGAAACTCTTATTCTTATAGTGACTGATATTCTTAGATGAAATCTCTACATCATAAGTACCATCAAGTAACTTCATATTTTCTACTTTGAAGAAGAAGTTAAACTCACCCTCACCATTTGTATCAACATCTAAAGAATAGTTGTTTGCAGTATCATTCTTTTTATCTTTTACAGTAATAGAAGACGTACCCTCTTTTCTTTCTAGAACCATATCTGGAGCACCGATTGCACCAGCAGCACGTTTGAGTTTAGACAAGTCATCATTACTCATAGTAAACTTGACTTCTTCAGAAGGCATAGTAATCATTTTACTTGGACTTGTAACTACAGATGGATCAGAATAGAAATACTTCATCTTAGTTGTAGGTTTTGTTTCTTCACTTATCATAACATAACTGTCATTGAAGTCAAGAATAGGACTAGTGAATAAAGACAATGCACCTAGAAATTCATTCAAGTCATAGATTGCGATTTCTTGTGGAAAGGTTTCTTCTACTTCAGCCTTTGCAACGATATTTTTCATTGCAGACATTGTTGCGATTGAGTTGCCTTCTTTAATCACAAGATTTTGATTAATTGTTGCAAAGTTCTTCAATACAGAAGTTGTGTTACTACTTAGTTTCATTATTTAGATTCTCCAATTTATTTGTGTATAATGCTATTATACCATAATGTATCACTTTTAGCAAGTCTTTTCTATCCTTGCCATTCTTTTTTCCGTATCTTTGTGCATACTTGAGTATGTTACCGATACAGAAACCCTCACCATGACCACCATCAATAATAAATTCAGTTGCCTGAAACTTATTCTTACTGTAGTGTTCACTATAAGTATTTTCAATATAAGACTTTAGTTCTAATAAAGCCTTATCCTCATCATATTTGTAATCAATTTTTTTCACTATTTCCTCATATTTTCAATGTGTTTAATTTTATCTTCTTCTGACATATTCTCAAAACTTGAGTTTTCAAAAATATTAATATTTGCAGAAAAAGTCCTACGTTCTCCGTCACCAAAAAAAGGCATAACGGCGTGTCTTAACCAATTTGGAAATATTAACATAGTTCCAACTTCTGGTTTTACATATTCTTCTGTAACAGGCCTGAACCTATTTACATCTTGGTTATCTCCATCACCCCAAGTAAAGTATGTGAATCCATCTACAGTTCCACTTGATTGATTTAAAGAAATACCTTCTTCAGATGGGTCTGCAATATTTTCAATTTGTTCTGGCACTTTAAGATATAGAATACAAGATAAACCAGCTGATGTTCTTACACCATGACTATGTAATGGATTAAAATCTCCAGCATAACTATGTACTGTCCAAGCCTCAAATGTATCAGCAGTTACATCTCTACCAAAACCATTATTAACATAAGACTTACCAGCTTTATCTATTTGACCTTTTACTAATTTACCAACTTCATCATTCAGATCAAATTCAATTTGTGCTGATTTTTCACAACGATTGATTTGACCAACTAACTTATCTGAAAGGTCAACTGCACCATCTAGTTCTTCCTCAATATGAGAATTGATTTCATCAATAACTTCTAAAGGAAGTTCTACTCTTAACATATGTAATGCCATTTTAGTTTTCATTGATGCTCTAACACCACTTTGACCTTGTTCTCCAACTGCAGCTATAAATTCTTCTGAACCCTCTGGGTCTGAAGATACAATTCTATCGTTTGCATCATACTGAACATATTTTCTAACAAGTGGGTCTTCTGGTGAAGTTCGCTCTTCAATTATTTCTCCACGAACAACAGGCCCTATTTCATTATCTTTAGTAATTTTAGTTTCTGTGCCATCTTTTTCAACATTTCTAGTAAGAACTTCTTTTTCTGTTGAAATAGATTGTTCTGGATTTATGTTTGCGACTGCACCATCTTTTAAAGCATTAGGTGGTAAGTCAAATATTTTAATTCCCATAATATAAATCTCCTTAGATATGGATTCTGATTATTATAATAATAACATGAAAGAGGGCTTTAGTCAACCCTCTTTCACTTTTTATTTTATTTAATTTTGATGAGTCTAGGTTTCTTTTCTTCTGGAACAATCTGTTCTAGTTCGACTGTCAAAAGACCATTCTCTAACTTAGCATCATTGACTACAACGTCATCTGAAAGTGTGAACTTACGATTGAACTTTCTATAAGAGATTCCTCTATGTAGTGTCCACTCGTCATCTACATCATCATTTTCTTTTACAGAACGAACTGTAAGTACACCATCTGCGACTTCTACTTCAATATCATCTTTACTGAATCCAGCAAGTGCCAGTTCAATAGTATATTTAAAGTCTTCTACCTTTTGAATATTGTAAGGTGGAAAGCCTGTAGATTGTTGTTGATGTTTGACATAATCGTTTAGACGATTAAACTGTCTGTCAAAACCTACGCTGTATGGTGTTAATTGATTTAAATTGTCGAATAGACTAAGTGTATTATAAGATTTGCTTACCATGATTATCTCCTTTTAAAGCAAGATTATATTGACAACCCTTAATGGCATTGTCTTTGTGTAGAGAGTAAACGCCAACACGCCGCTGGTACTTTCCCCATTTACTCTCTATATTATATATAAGGATTGTAACCCTAGATTACAACCCCTACAATAATTTTTTTTAGTGAAGTTTTTATTTAAAGACGAAAACCCACCAGAAAAATTAGTCTCGCAATTTCAGTTTTGAAGTTTAAAGAGTTAAAAACTGGGGGCAATCCTCAAAAGAACTCTATTCTTTTAGAAGAACCTAGAATTGTGGTTCTTCTTCAACAGTTGTTTCTACTGTTGGAATTTCAGTAGTTTCTTCTAATGGATTTACACCAGCATCAATCTTGGTGTATAAGTCCATAAAAGATTCTTTAGTGTCATCATCAAACCTAGCAACACACATTTCAATAGACTTCATTTTGTCTTTGAAGATTGCAAAGGCTTTTACAATGTGGTCAAGTCTTCTAGTTGATATCAACTCATCAACACCACCATCATAGAAAGTCTTTCTGATAACTTCAGACCAAGTAACTAAGTTAGTTGCAAAGTCTTCGTCTACAGTTCCATACTTTTTCATAGAACCTAGAACAATCTTTTTTTCTACTGAAGCAGCAGCGTATGGTTGTTCAATCGTAACTGCAAACCTCTCAAGGAAGGCCTCGTTCAAAATGTTAGTTCCAATAAATCTACCATCTTCTGAACCTTTACCTTTAGTGTTAGCAGTTGCCATCACATTGAAACCCTCTTTAGGGGAAATCCACTTATTTACTTTTTTCAAGTAAACACCTTTACCCTCTAGGACAGGCTGTAAACACATTAACTTGTTAGAACCTAAGTCACACTCATCTAATAAAAGAGTACAACCTCTTTCCATCGCTTCGATAACTGGCCCTGGCACAAACTTAGTTTCTCCATTGACCAATCTAAAACCACCAAGTAAATCGTCTTCGTCAGTTTCGATTGTGATATTCACTCTAATTAACTCTTTGTTCATATCAGCATGAACTTGTTCAATCATAAGAGTTTTACCATTACCAGACAAGCCAGTAACAAATATAGGATAGAACAAACCAGACTTTACAATCTGTTTAATATCCTTGAAGTGACCCCAAGGCACGAAACCATCAAAGGCACTAGGAACTAAATTTTGTTTTTCCATATTAGTTGCAATCAAACTCATACTCGCAGTATTTTCTGTCGGAGTATTTATGATTGTAGTAGGAGCAGTTTCTCCAGGCAGTTTGAATTGATTGTAACCAACTTTAAACTGACCTTTAAACCAACCAGCTTTTGGAATACCAGCAGCATAGGAAGCATCTTCTACTTGTTTGTTTGTAAGAATAGAACCAGCACCGAACATATCAGTTGCAGAATCTATAAACTTTTGTTTCTGTGGCGAAAATTTCATAATATATTTTTTCCTCTCAAAGTTTTCATCATCATTTTATATTTCATAGTACCATGTTTTTTTAGTGTTGTCAAGTCGAGTATCTAAGTCCTTGTTTTTACTTGACATTTTTTCATGGGAGTTTTTGGTGATTCTAAACTTTTGCGAATCACCTTTCATTTAAGCAACCATCTTAATGAAGTTATTAAGTAATGGTCTATTTGCAGTTTTACCATTTGACATTTTACCAAAGGCACGTTTTAACTGACCTTTATTATAAGTAACTCCATCTTCTAATTCAAGTTCAGTATTCATATCAAACTTGTTAGGCCCAGGCAAGATATAAGTTACATCAAAACCTTGACCTTTAGGAACAATCAAAACATTATCCTTATTACACTTTTTAACTAATTCATTAATTTCATAGTATGATTGCACCATACTATAATCAATTACATCTCTAATATCATTATACTTGACAGCACCTTTTCTACCACCACCAGCGACAAAAAAGTTTACTACATTCATATCAGGCACTCTTTTCTTTAGAAGTGAAAGTAACATTTTAGTTTGATAATCTCTACCATGCTTACCGAAATCTTTAGAACTTGTTTTGTTTCCAGACTTAACATCAGTAAATACTTGAGTACCCCAACCAATACTTTGTTGGTCATTACAAATAGTACCATTTCTATCGTAGATAACAAATCTATTATGAATAGAATTACTTGCACCATCAGTAAGAAATACTGTATGCATTTTCTGAACTCCAGCAGATTTCTTGAACTCTGGAACTAAATCCATTGCACAAACTATTGCATCATTTAATGGAGTAGAACCAAGTGCTAATGAAGCAGGCTCATGGTAAGGATACCCAGCAGTTCTCCAATCTCTATAAGACCATCTATTCGCAAGTAAGTAAAGATAGAAC